TGAGTAAATTTATAAAATATGACAGTACATTAACTAGTGTTACTGCTTTTAGCGCTAATTTCGACACAAGAGAGTTATCCGCGCGACCTCAGTTCACAGGTAATCAATATACTACTCTCAATAGTGGTTTCTCTGCTATTCATACATTAGAAGGATATAATTTTGACTCAGTGACTGATGTATTATTAAGCTGTACTAGTAACAGCCCACTATTTACAAGTGCTTCTGGGTTGACTAGTGTTAGTGCTTTTAATTTTAGTACCGTCTCTGGTTTATCTGCTACTTATCCTGAAGTTAGTGGGTATCCTACTACGACATATACATTAAATAACTATAACACAATGACAGTTACATTTCCTACGGTAACAGCCACTGGTGTAGTTGATATTATTGCTGTTAACCCAGCTGGTTATGGAGTTTTCAGTACTGACGTAGGATCAACAAGTGCAATAACAATTAATTAATATGGCAGACGACGGAAAAAAAGGAACATTCGGTAGAAATTTACAGAAGTTTATTTCAAATAACTTACCCTATAGGTCCCCTGCAGCGATTATAGATGACGTCGCGGCTGAGAACCCTAAATTCAAAGAATTTTATAAAGCAGGTACAGTACGCAAAGAGTTACTATCCCAGCACTCTGTAATTGCCCCTAAATCTCAAGAAGGTTCTCACCCTGTAGGTTCTTTTTTAGCAGATAAAGCATACAATGAGTTAATGTATGCAACATTAGATGTTGATAAGTATCGCAGAATTAGAGATTATCGCACGATGGCTCAATTTGCGGAAGTAGCAGATGCATTAGATGAAATTTGCGATGAATTTTTAAATGAAGATGAGCATGGTAATATGATTACTCTTGCTATGCGAAATATTTCTTCTGATTTAGATCCTTTAGCTCACAAACAAATACATGAGGAGTTTAATAAATTTGTTAACCTTTTTGATTTAAAAGAAAATGCCTGGGAGTATATTAGAAATTTACTCGTTGATGGTGAGTTGTATTTTGAAAATATTGTTCATGAAAAGCATCTTAAAGAAGGTATATTAGGTGTTATAAATGTTCCAGTTCAGGCGATTGATCCGGTGTATGATAATTATCAGAATATGCACGTAAAGGCGTACTTACTTCGTAAGATGAAACATCATAAAGAAGCTGATGATAATCAAGATGTTTATTCGGCTTCTCAAGATAAAGATTTTATTCCAATGGAAAAAAATCAGGTTACTTATATTAACTCTGGAACATGGAATGAAAATAAAACATTTAGAATCCCCTTTATTGAAAACGCGCGCCGAGCTTACAGACAGTTATCATTAATTGAAGACTCTATTATTATATACCGTTTAGTTAGAGCACCAGAGCGTTTAGTGTTCAATGTTGATGTTGGTAACATGAGCCCTCCAAAAGCAGAAAGTTATATTCGTAAACTTATGCAAAACTATTGGAGTAAAAAATCATTTAGTCTTGATGGTGATAACAGAGTTAACTCATTTAACCCACAATCAATTCTAGACGCATACTGGTTTCCAAAACGTGAAGGAAGTACTGGTACAGAAGTTAATACTTTACCTGGAGGTCAAAATTTAGGAGAGCTGCAAGATCTAGTTTATTTTATTAAAAAGTTATATAAGGCTCTCAAAGTACCTACGAATAGAGTTGATACGGATAATTCCCAATATAGCGCAGATGCTAATGTGTTGAGAGAAGAGCTTAAATTTGCAAACTTTATTGTACGATTACAGTATCAGTTCGCTAAAGGACTAAAAGAATCTTTTATTACTCACCTCAAACTTAAAAGTTTGTGGAAGCAATATGGATTAAGAGAAAATTCTTTTGATTTACAATTTACACCTCCTCGTAATTACTTTGAGTTACGCAAACAACAAATACTCGATCTTAAAGTTAATAACTTTAACACCCTTACAAGTAATGAATCTATATCTAAAGGATATAGTCAAAAAGAATATCTTGGATGGACCGACGAACAAATTAAAGCTAACAGAGAATGGTTACGGAAAGATGCTGCTCTACAGCATGAACTAGAAGGTATACGTAGCGGTGGAGCAGACTGGGCTGCAGGTGGTGGCGCTGCTGCTCCAATGGGTGGTGGTGCTCCTGCAGGACCAGGTGGTGAAGAGATGCCTCCGGATATGGGCCCTGGCGCAGCACCGGAAGCGGGTGGTGGTGAAGCACCTGCTCCCGAACCTGTACCTACTCCTGGCGGGGAAACTTCAGCGTTGCCGACATAAATAATTATGTGGCAACGGATACCTGGTCAGATTCATATTTAAGCGCTGGTGGTTTAGTATATTCTACATACTTAGCTAACCAAGTAACTACTTATCAGCGATTAGCGGATAGAATATCGTATGCTCTTGGTTGGCCTATTGTAAATTTAGAGTTACACGGTAACCAAGTGTATGGTAATATCAGTCTTGCGGTCGAAATGTTTAGCAAGTATGCTGGATATACAGAAGAGCATTTAGTTTTTGATAGCGACAAATACACGAGAGGAAAAGGCCTAGATATCGCAGAGTTATTAACTCTAACCCCAGAGTTAACATCAACATACTCTTCAACAATCGAGGTTACCACCAAAACTACTACTGATGTTGCGACAAACTCAGCGAAAGAATTTGATGCGAATAGTGAAGGTACATTTATATCCCTATTTGAATTTAATGTTGGAGACGCTGCTGTAGACCCGTCAGAATATACATTTACGGTTACCCTTAATGACTCTAATGCCCAGGTTTCTAAAGCACTAGTTATAGCCGTATCTGGGGCAACTGTAGATGGCTCTCTAACTGAATCTGCGGATGTAAGTCTTACTCAGTATGGTGATGTGTTTACTACTTCAACTGAAATATTTGAAGTAAGTGCTATACCTGGTATTAAAACTGAGCAGATAGGTGGTAGTTATACCAACGCTGTATCAGTTGGTATTGTATTAGGAGATGAGATGACTAAAGCTGGTTCTGTTAATGCTAACAGAAATGCTGTATCAACAGATACTACCACTACTCAGCAACTTACAACTCAAAGACCAATTATTGGTAACTTCGACGACTTAACAAGACAAAAACGCAAAGTAATAGATGTATATAGTCATGAAGAATCTAGTAGCAATAGTTTGAATACCCTTTTCTCAATTGAACAAACCCTCGCTCAACAAACCTATTTTAGTTATGCTATGGGTAATTATGGTTTTGATTTAATTAGTTGGTATATACTCAAACAATGGCTTGATACTAGGGAAAAAATGCTATCAACAAAACGGTATTTTAAGTTTGACGAAAGAACTCAACATTTACTTTTACTCCCAGAACCAAAAACTGGAGAAAGATTTTATGGTTGTGTGAGTTGTTATGTTGAAAAACCAATAAGAGATTTAATAAAAGAACCTTGGGTATATCAATACGCATTAGCACTAACAAAAATAACTTTAGGTAGAGTTAGAGGTAAGTTTGGTAATGCACAGTTATTCGGTGGTACAAGTCTAGATACTTCTATCCTTCAAGAAGGTTTACAGGAGAAAGAAAAGCTTGAAGCGATGATGCTTACAGGAGGTTCAACAGGTTTTGGCGACGGTGCACCACCTATGTTTTTTGTTGGATAATGGCTCCTCATAAAAAAGGTGATTTTAAACAAGGTATATACCGCCCGGTATATAAACAAAAATTCCTAGGCAAAAAATTCCCTAAATATAGAAGCTCCTGGGAATTACATTTTTTCAAATGGTGTGATTATAATTCTAACGTATTGGAATGGACAAGTGAAGGTATTATAGTACCGTATGTAAGTCCTATTGATACTAAAACTCATAGGTATTTTGTCGATAACAGTTTGGTGTTAAATGAACGCGGTAAGAATAGAAGATATCTTGTCGAGATAAAACCATACAGTCAAACTCAACGACCAATCATGCGTGGTCGTAAGAAACAAAGTACCCTTCTACATGAACAAGCTACGTATGATATTAACCAAGCTAAGTGGAGAGCTGCTAAGCAATGGGCAGATGAACATGGTTATAAGTTCCTTATTTTAACAGAAAGAGAATTATTTAGCGGAAAAAGCGCAAAGAGATAATAAATAATTTATAAGATTATGTCATACAAGTTACTTGTAGAAAAAACCGATCCTCAGGAGTTTGAGTATATTCTCGAAGAGAAGAATACTAAAGAAGCTCCACGTCTATATATTAAAGGGCCTTATATGATGGCGGATGGAGTAAACAAAAACCAACGTGTATACGATTTAGATAATATGATCGAAGAGGTGGCGCGGTATGAGAAGGAAATGATCAAAAGTGATCGCGCCATGGGTGAACTAAATCATCCTACTACTGCTGAGGTAGATCTCGAAAGAGCTTGTCATATAGTTACAGAAATAACCCAAGAAGGTAAGTCCTTCATTGGTAAGAGTAAAGTACTACAAACCCCATGTGGAGAAATTGTACGTAAACTTGTTACTGACGGTGTCAGAGTTGGTATGTCCTCAAGAGCTCTAGGTAAGATCGATCAACAAGGAGATATAGGTAAGGTTAGTGAGATGAAACTTGTCGCTATTGATTGTGTAGCTGATCCATCCTATTCTGATGCGTTTGTAAATGGGATTTTAGAGTCAAAACAATGGATTTTAAACAGAGATGGTAACTTTGAAGAGCATTACGATAGGTTTGAAGAGAGTTTAAAGAAACTACCTCGGAATGATGTTAATGATTTCCTAACGGA